TCCTTTACTAGATCGGGTATTTTGTCGGAGTCTGTCAAATAACCATCAATATATAAATCAGATCGTGGAAATTGCAAAGACTGAGTTTCAATATATTTTATCCCGCGAAATGGTTGCTGTTCGAAATAATCCATCGACAAAATAAGCAACTGAGATTCGTCTCCGTATGTTCCGGAGATTGTAATATTACGATCGCCGCAGTATTGAGTGAACTCGGCAGTCGTTACATAACTGTTTGCGTTTGCGACGATCGAGCCGTCTTCGACGATTATTGTTGCCATCGTTTAGCTCTCCGATTTGAGCTTTCGGGTTTTCTTTGGTGTTACTTTTGGCTTTGCCGCCTTCTTTTCACCGAACAACTTCATTGTCTTCGGATCAAAATCTGATTCGTTAATGATTATGCACTTTCCATCTCTGTCGATCTGAACTGTGGGTAATGGTTGCATTTTTGTTTCCCTTTAAGGATACGGAGCGCCCGAAGACGCCCCGAAATCACTTTTAACCAAGTAGAACAGCCATATGCTCTGGCTTGATGGCAGAAACACCCCAAGCAAGTGCAACTTCGAAATGAACTTGGCGATACTCTTTGTACATTGACACTTCGAACGTGATGCCGCTTCGCGGATCAGTCATCAACATAACGTCTTCAGCAAGATCGCCCTCAACTGGCCTTGCTGGAGCGCGAGTTACTAGAACGATTGCGCTTCTGTTGAAAGCCATGTTTGCCGCGTAGTCGTTGCCGACAGTCATTGCAACGCCTGAAGCAACCGCTTCCTGTAATCCTGGCGCGGCGATTGTGACGTTGCCGCCAGATAATGCGCTAGTTACAAGATACTTGTTTGCGTCTCCAGCAAAAGTAACAACATCACCAGCAACAACAGTTCCGGTTCCGCCTGTTAGTCCAATTACAGTTGCGTCTTTTGCTTGAATTCCATCGGTAACATAGCTTGAGCCAGTTCCTTTGGTATGAGCGTATGATTGAGCCGACTCTCGAATATCGAGTCCAGCAGTTGAAAGCATAACGCCCTGACGAAGCATTGAGTCATTGCCCTGAACATCAACGCGGCTTTGTAGACCAAGCATTGAAGCACCGGCCGCAGAACTAACAACTAGCTGGTTGTTTGTTAACGGAGCGCCGTTGTCCTTTAGAATTCTAAGAGAATTGGAAGCGTCGCTGAAATCGCCAGCAGTTCCGAACGGAGTTGTTCCAGCAGTGCCGAATGCGCGAGAAGCCTCAACGTACAAGCCAGCAAGATCTGCCTCAACTTCGTTGGTTAGAGTTCGCATCGCTTGAGCGAATTGATTCTGGAGAAGACTGTTATATCCGCCGCCAGTGTTCAAACCGCGTTGCTCTTCTCCGTTGTAACGAATAGGAACGCCACGCGACTTCGAAATGCTCAAAGTCTTGTTTGTTACAGTCTGATCGCCAGTATCCGGCGCTTTCTGCGCTGGAGTGATGTCAGCCGCCGCAGATGCCGGAGCAACCGCGCTTCGAATGGTTTGTCCTTTGGCCGCACGCTCCGCATTCGCGTCGAGTGTTACCGCTGGTATCATTCCGACCAATTCACGCGAGACAGTGTCAAGCGCCTCATAAAGATCGGGAGTTAAGTTTGTTAATGTATTAGCCATGTTTTTTACCTATAGATTAGTCTGAGATGATGCCGCCGTCTTTAATGAACTGCATCTTTTTAGATGCCGCCATATTATCAAAGTCGGCTCGATTAAGTGATTTCGTGGCCCCGCCACTAGCAGAACTCGTCGCACCTCCCCCAGAGGCCGATGAGCCGTCAACCAAAAACGGATATTCCTTTGCGAGATGGTCCATTAATGCCGAAGAATCAACTTCCATTCCGCCGACCAAGAATTGAACCTTATCGCCATCATGCCGAGCATACTTTGAAGCATAGTCGGCAAGAACTTCCGCTCTCTTGGCGTCTGATTTCGCTAGATGCGAACCAATACCGTGAGCGGCGATATTAATGTCTTTTTGTTGGATCTTTGTCGTGAACTCTTGCAACTCCTTGTCCTTCTCGGCAAGTTGGGCCTGTGCTTGTTCCCATAGATTTTTAAATTCGCCCTTTTCTTGAGCTGTGCTGACCTCTTGTTGCTGTTTCTGCGACTCTAATTCTTTTGCGCGTCGCTTTGCGTCTTTCGCTTCGTCCATTAACTGCTGAACTTTTACTTTGAGACCGCTGGTATCCTCTGGTTCGGGAATGCCTTCGACTCGCAAGATATACCGATCACCTTCCTGTTTGTAAAGTTCTTGAACTGATTCGTCGATTTCGTTTATATCTTCGACCGCGTATTGTAACCCCATTGTGTTGTACCCCGTACAATTATGTCACCCCGTGACGTTTCGCCGATTATATCACTTTTTGGTAAAAGTAAACACAATCGACCCGTTTTTACTTGACATCGTTTTCCGGCGTTATGTCATAAAGATCTTTTAAGATACCGAGAACGCCTTTTTCGAGTTTTGGAAATTCTTCTGCAATCTCTAGCGCATCATCGAGCGAATAATAAACATCTGAAATCGTATCTTCTGGATCTAATATATCAAGATCCGAAATCTTTGAATTGTTTGGCGTATTCTGCATTTATCAAATCCCCCATCTGTTTCGCCAATGGTCTCGGCGTTGGATTGTTAATATATTCGGCCCAGCTCTCAGCGATGAACTCGGCGATATTCTTGTTTCCGTACCGACTCAGAACTTCGCCCATATTCTCCCTATTTTCCCTAAACAACTTCTGAAGTTCCGGGTTCTTGCTTAATTTGAGCATATAGTCGATCTGGTGACCGATCTCGTGATCCATTACTGATCGAAGAGTAGCGGTTCCTTCTGGATGCCATTTGCTGGCGACATCATTCTTTAGCCCTTCTTTAAATTGATCGACCGCTGATCTTTTGCCCCATTTTTCGTTGTAAGCAATCCCGTCAACGTCTTTGAAGAAATCAGCCGCTATTCCGCGATTTTTATCTCTAGCGAATGCGTAAGTCCTCCCCGACGTTTTTGTTTTCTTTGCGTATTTTTTAGCCATTGCATATTTTTCTGCTGGACTTTTATTGGGGTGCATTGCTCTAATTTGAAAAAGAGTATATTCAAAAGTTCCTTTATTCCATAATCTTCCGTTTTCTTGAGCTGATCCAATAAAACTCATTCTTCCCTTTAGTGCTGGCATTCGTTCGATATTCTCAAGCATAGATTTATTCATCTCGTTGGCTACTTCTATATCTAGCTTTCCGAATTTAGCAACTCGCGCCAGACCGTTGTCGATAGCATACTTTTCTGCTTCTTTTATAGTCTTCGCTGAAGCAAACTTCTTCTTCTGATCTGGAATCTTGGATTTTCCTGGCGACTTCACACGACTGACCACTTTCGGTTTTTTGCGAACCTTTGTTGCTCCATCAAGAATTCGAAGTTGCTTGAGAGATACCGGATTGCCATTAGCATCAACGAAATCGTCGAGACTGATCTTTCCAGCATCAAACAAAGCCGCTCTCTCTTTGCCGAGAACCTGAACCCTGAAATCTTTTGGCTGATCTTTCAACCAACCGCTATAAGTTCGCTTTGCTGATACTGGCCCGTCCATGCTGGCCCGAGTTCCTTCAAGCCCTTCTTTTTGGAATCGATCATCTAGCGCCGGAACGCGGAGACTTCTGCAATTCCAATGTCGCGGAGTCTGCGGCGGCTCATCAAACCCGAGAATCTTGCCATCCAAAGCCGCGCATCCGAGCGTTGTCCGGCCATCCAGCACCGAAACGTACTCTTCGCCCTTCAGAATATCGTTGTTAGCTCGATTCACTGCGGATCTGGCCTCTGAGCTTATATGGTTAACGCTAGTTCGAACCAGTGCTTCAGCTTGCCGCTTGTGTTTATTGGTAGTTCTAACAATCTCGCCAGTAAGTTGTTGGACGGTTGCGCCATCAACCATTCCGCGCTGGATCGTTCTGGTGACTTCTGCGGCTTTATCTGTCGAGAACTGAGTAACCGCTTGGTTCAGCGTCAAAGATTGAATCACGCTTCCCTGCTTGCCGCTTACAGCTAACTGCATCGGCTTCTGCGTTACCAGAGATCGGAGTTGCTCGGATGCCGGAAGTGTTACTTCAGCAGTCGACGCCGCGTTCAATGTCTTAACCGCGAACTCTGCTTCGTACTCTGCGAACTCGGAAGCGTTCTTTGTAAGATCGCCGCCGAGCTTTTGGAGAGCATCTTTCTGCAAATCAACAATCTGATCGAGTTTTCTTGTTAATGATCGGGTTTGCGTTAAATCCTGAATACCATCTAAGCGTTCAATTATCTCTTTCTGAGCGCCGTCGAGATACTTGACCAAATCCTTAACTTGGCCTCCCGCGTATCTCTGGACGTAAATTTGATGCCTTACACCGGCATTTAGCAGATAATTGTTCGCACTCATTTAGATCGGCGATTCCTGAGTTATGTCCGAGATAATATCTTCCGGCGTTCCTTCAGATTGTATCCATCCGGCATCGATAAGCCGTCGGATTATGTCGATCTTCGGCATTACTCCGGCGTCATTACCCTGAATCATCGCCATAATTTCCTGTGGCGCAATTGTGTCTGCGTAGAAGTCGCTATTCAGAGAGAAAGTGATCTCTGCTTCAGAATCCGCAATAAACGCCCGACAATCAGCAAGAACCGAAGAAAATGATTCGTCCATGTTACCGACCAAAGTATCGAGCATCGAGTTTTCTGAGGTTGCTTGAATTCGCGCTTCTTCCGCAGTTCTTTGTCCGGTCTTGGTTATGATCTTCGCGCCGATCTGAACCATGATCTGCTCTTTGTGCGTCATCTCTGCACCGATAGCACTAGCGGCATTTAACTGCAAAAGCTCCGCCTTCCCGCCCTCTGATAACACTAGACCAGAGTTTTCGCCAACTGTAATCCCGCCAGGATTTGCTGATTGAAATGCTTCTGGACTCATATCTGTGGAAACAACCAGAGTTCCGCCACCATGAACCGAGAGATTATTCTCTTGATCTGCCGAGTTCCGGAAATGCCCAATATTTACTGTCGCAATATCATAAAGAACTGGCTCGTCGACGTCTGGCATATTGTCCCGTGAACCAATGAAGTGAAACGGAATATAATCAAACGGTTTTCCATTAGATCCGCGAATCGTGATTTCCTCAGTAATCGGATCGCAACTCTCATCATAAAGTTGCTGTGTATATTCTTTGTTATCCTTTAGCCTGAGAACTCTGTATCGATCGACATAATCCCAAGTGAACTCATCATAATGAACTGGTGCATTCTCTTTCAGAACTATCATTCCCAACTGTCGACGGCCATTAATAACGTGAACGTGCCAGTTGATAATTGATTCCGCTGTATAAGTCGCGATATGCGGTTGCAACTGCATAGAACGAACTTGCTCAATAGTAAGAGACTCGTCAACCATCGGATAATCAGCTAACAAACCAAATCGGCCGGTCTCCATTACTTCATCTGCCGCCAACTTCGCGACCTGAACCAATGACTGGCCAGAACCGTCAGCATTTTCAAGCATGAAATCCATATCTGGCGGAAGCTCTATTCGTGGCGGCAATCGGAAGATCGCACCCTTCAAACCTTCGCGAGTTCGGCCCGTGTAGTTTGTATATATCGCTTTCTGGACGCGATTATAATATTGATCTTGCTCTTCTTGAGTGCGACGCGGAATATAATCTCTGGCATCTTCGAAACTCAGACCATTGGCCGCGTTTCGAGTTAACTTCCATTTGTTTAGATTCTTGTCGTACTCAGCATTAGTTTCTGAACATGGCATAATGTCACCTTTTATATGCTGAAGTTTATTGGTATATGAGCCATCGGTTTGACGATTGGCATTTCGTAAGCGATCGGATACGTTGCCGCATCAATCGCATGGTCTAATCCTGAACTCTTATCTGGCATCCCGTTTTTGTCATACGCTAATTGCTCAAAAGACTCTGATAATGATTTGCATTTTAACGCATTAACAAAGAGCAAACCATTTTCGAAAGATGCGTTCGTGGCCATTACCCTGTCCTTTATCGCTGGGTTTGACTTCTTCGCCCTGACAGCGAACCCTGCTTGCTCGATTAAAGCGATGTCGGAAGTGCTGGCATTGACAGTCTTCCGCGCTCGTCCTGAAGCATCTGGATAAATGGTTATATAGTGATCTTGGTATCTTTCGAGAATGACTCGAATCATATCTGGCGTATCGTACATATCAATCAACTCATCGACTGCGTGCCATTCTTCGCCTCTCTGAACATAAACGATCGCGCATTGCTGGGTTACGTTGAAATCGCATCCGATAAACAGCGGCTCGCCATCTTGAATTGTTTCCTGGGAGTCGCATTCGTGCCGAGAATAACCGCAATAAACCGAACCCTGCGTAAGATTGACGAACTGCCCGTCCAGATAAGCCGTCAGCAGTTGCTCGGGATATATATCGCGCAGTGAATCAATGTAACCATCTGGGAGATGCGGATTTGAGTCTGTCGGCGCTTGAATGATCTCGTAACCCTTCGCTGGATCTTTCTTCCAAGCGTCATAAACAAAGCGAAATCCTTCTGGCGTTGTCGTAACTCCGATCGTGTTCGGCTTGCCCGATGGCTTAGTTTGACGATTTCTTGCGATAACTTGCCGCCAAACGTGCGCCGCGTTCGTCTTATTCAGTGTATCCAGTTCGTCAATATCGGCGTCGGCGTGTTCATATCCAACAATTCGATTGGGGTTCTCCATCGATCGAAAGATAATGGATCCGTATCCCTGAATGGTGATCTGGTTGATTGGCGTCTTTTGTAATCGATATGGTAATCCCATCGCTGTGAGTATTTCTTCGAATCGCGGCCAAGCGATAACGCGAATGAGATCATAAGTCGGTTCGTAAAATCCGCGACTTGTTCCTGGATTGGAAATTAAACCAAAAATCGACCGCAAAATGGCCGCTTCCGTCTTACCAGCGCCGAATCCAGCAACAAGCGCCGGAAATCGAGCCTCAGAGACCATATAGTTGTACTGCGGCAGTGTTGGCTTAATCTGCGCCATCTGGCTTTACTATCTGGAGAGTAATATTGCTGTTGGTCTGATCGTTATCTGTCTCGCGCCATCCGGCTTGAGTTTTCAGATAAAAGATTGCCGCTGAAGTGTTGCCATCTTCCGCTTGCATAACGAGAGACTGGCCCATTCGATTGATCGCTTTGGCCTTTCCCCTTTTATAAGCATCACTTACTTCTTCTTGACGGCCTTCGATCTCTCTGAATGTTGTCTCAGAGACACCCATATAATCGGCAGTTTGTTTTTTGGATAGAACAGCGGCCAGAGCTTCGACCTGTGCGACTTCAGTATTAGTAAACTTAATAAGAGGACGGCCGCCGCCATCTCCCTGATTTCCTTTTTTCATTTGACGCCCCGCGTTTATGATAGCGACACCCCAAGCATCGCCTATCGCGAGTATACCACAAAAACGTTATTTTTGGTTTTCGTCTATTTGCATATAAGCCTTTATGATTTCCGCCGCCGCTTGCGGAACGATGCTGTTACCCGCTCCGCGCAACGCCCCCACTCTTGAGGATAACCCATCAACCAGAGGGAAAAGTTCGGGTTCAGTAGGGACAAGTCGGATTCGACCATCTCTGCATTTGATTGGTTTTGCGCTTCTCCAAGAAGATTGAACGTCGTCGTCAATCGTGCGGCTCCTCCAAGCGTTGTTCCTCTCTTCGAGTTGCTCGATGCCGACCTCTCTCCCTGTACCTGAATATTGTCCTGAGTCGTTACTGTCGGCCAAATCGCCAGTTTGGTTATATTCGGAAGCTCTTGCTTTCCGACTCCCGCCGAACCCCTGCCATCGCTGTGGATCGGAGTCGGCCACAATCCACAATCTTGATCTTCTATGTAATGCCCCGACACCACTAGCTGGGAGAACAAACGCCCCGATGGAGTAGTGTTCTGTTTCCATATCCTTCTGGACTTCATCAAGCCATCCGCTTTTGATAGATGTTGCAACTTGCTCCATAAAGACAGTTGAAGGTTTGCACTTCCGGATGAGCTGGAAAAAAGATGGCCAGAGATGCCGCTCGTCGCTTCTTCCTTGTTTTTGTCCAGCGTTTGAGAATGGCTGACATGGTGGAGAACCTGTCCAAACAGGTCGATCTGGTCTCCATCCTGAGAGTTGCAATGCTCTGCTCCAGCCTCCGATTCCGGCGAAGAAATGGCATTGAGAGAATCCGGCGAGATCTTGCGGTTCGACATCTTTAATACTCCGAGTATCAACTTCCCCGTCCGGAATGAATCCGCCTCTGATTAACTCTCTGAGCCATTCAGCGGCGAAATCATCCCACTCGTTGTAGTAATTCAAGACGGGTATATTGATTTCAATATTTCATTAAACGGAGAAGCGACGTTGATGTTCCGAGATTCGATCGGCGGCTCAATGAACTCATTCCCTGCGTTTCTCTCTTCCCATATCGTCCATGCTACGTCGTCATATTGGAATAGAACATCAACGGCTTTAGCTATAAGCATCTTATAGAGCTTCGAAGAGATCGTTGAAAGCATTGTTTCGTGATAGGTATCGACTCCGTTTCTGGAGCTTTTCATCATTGCTATAAAGAAGAAGTCTTTCGCGAGTTCTTCGTCTCCATCTATAGCTTCATAAAGATATGACTGGTCGCCATAGCTTTGCATGAATTGAAGTGTTGTCTCTATTGCTGACAACTTCGGATCGAACTCGCCGAACTGGATATAATCATCCAAGTGATCCGCGATATGTCTTTTAATCATTTGATCTAGTTTTGCTGTTGTTCTCATTTTACTTTCTCCCAGTTTAATTTAACAAAAGGTTTTTCTTTAAAGCATATTCCCGATTAACGGGTTTGTTGTCGAAGACGTTGTTGGAATCAAATATCAGTTCCTTGCTGTCTTCGTTTTGTCGAAGTATCCCAACCATTCGAACAGTTTCTCTCAATGGTTGCTCTTCCGATACTTTATGAATGAAAAGACAATCAGCAATCATCCAAACATTGCCATCGTCTCCGTTGAAGTATTCTATCTGATCGCCGAGAAGCGGCTCAAACTCTCTCCAAGAAGAGATTTGATGCTTTTTCAGATGAACGCAATTTAAGGATTCTTTCTGTCGCCTTACAGCTTCATCCAAATCTTTAGCCTTAAAAATAGTAATCGCTTCCATAATTAACCCCGAGCTATTGAATGAGTTTCACATTTTACAGATGGATTATAATTCGGCCAACCATAACGGCCATCGGTTTCAGAGAATAGCTGAACCTGATCGCAATATAAAATCTCTTGATTGATTTCGTCTTCGAGATCGAAAGCGCCAACAATAAGAAAAGCCGTCAACAGCAAAATAAAAAGAGCAAAATAAAGCGAATTAGTTATTAGTTTTCTGTCGCTCATTTGATCGACCTCCATTCAAGAAATTTTAAAACAAGATCGAAATTATCTGTCTCAAAAACTGGCGGCTCACCCTCTCCGTAACTTACAACAACCGCGAATCGCTTCAGCAAATCCTCATTCTGACCGGTCGCTTCCATAGTGTTTTCTGCGCGAACCGAAAGATCGTGACTGTCTATGAAAATTTGAACGCCGTCTTCGTCTTCTGTTGTAATAAAAGACGGAAGCAAGTCATTCGCATAACTAACATTTACCCATTTGCTGGGAATTTTTAAATCGCTGTAATATTCTGACCATTTCATTTATATATCTCCCTTATAGATTTTTTAGTTTGGCGGTTTTTGGCAATCTCTTTTTGCCGAGAGTTGGGCTGTAAAAATGCAACCACTTAGTTCCTTCTTTGTAAATCCAGCCGCTCGTATAACCAAACTCAGAATGATAAGTAACTGGAAGCCAGCCGCGATTTTTAACCTTGCGAACAGTTGGGTTCTTAATATAGTAAGTTGATTTGTTCAATTTCATCTCCCGAGAAAGTGCCCTCCGAAGAGGGCGATTGGTTTATTTTTCCGTTAAATAATTAAGCACGATATACTGAGCTAAAGCGAGTCGTTCTCGCCCTTTGTTGCAATGCTCAACGTCATACAATAAAGCGGATTCCATATAAGCGTCGGCGTCATCTAGCAAATGATCAACTAAATTTACCAAGCGTTTTTTATTTTTTTTGAAATGCTTAACCAAATCTTTAACTTCTGAAAGAGTTCTTCCATGCTTTTCTTCGAACTCCGGATCAATCAACTCAACACGGCCTTCATAGTCACAAATATAAGCAAATGGAATGTAACCGATTTCGCCAACTCGCGCATTGTCATCGGATCCGCCATCGATCTCAACTTCGATTGTGTAACCTTTGAAAAGTTGATGGCCAGTCTCGGGATGAGTAATCCATCCTTTGTCAATAACTTTGCCCTGCATATAAATATCTTTTCGAACGCTTGATGGCTCGAAATCAAACCCTTTAATAGTCTGACCAATTTCTGCAACATTTTCGTAATTTGTTTCCATTTTAGTATCTCCCGATTGGTTAATTTTTCGTTCTGTTGGGATTATACTGCGCTACCTAAAACCAAAAAGCAAACATTTTTGTTAACTTTTTACACCTTTTTGTTGTCCTTGCTAAAACTTCTTATATTTCCGTGACTTAGCGGATGCGATTTGTTGCGATTTTATCCAGTTTTCGACCTCCGGAACGATTTCTGCGTTTAAATTTACCGCCAAACCCTTCGGCCAGACTTTAAATTTGCGTTTGTAAGAATGCGCCGCCCAGCCATCTTTCCAACCCTTTTGGCGCGAGTGACGGAGTAAATTTGAGTACCACATTGATTTCTGAAACTTACTTGGCGGCTCTGGCTTATCGTCAATTCTGACCAGCATCGTGCTATCCGATTCTAATCTCTCGGTTATTGTTAACTCGTACCCGCACGAAGAGCATCGAAGCCCCATCATAATCTGCTGGCATCTTGGACATTCACGAACCGATCCGTCCTCTTTCTTTTTCTTTTCGAGTTGGTTCTTCTCTGCGAATTTACGCTCGCCATCATCTAATTCTGAGACGTTCATTGATTCCGCATATCCGAACCGATTAACATTTCCGGCGTGATCCAGATAAATCGCATACGGCTTGGATTCGTGGAGTCTTTGAATTCGTCCGGCTCTCTGCTGATATGCGATCGCGGATCTGCTCGGCGAACAGTCGATCAAACACCGGCTTTGCGGACTGTCGTATCCCACCCCAAGCAATTTGGAGCAACTGAGAATCTTGAACTCTCCGGCATCGTGGCCGCGATACAACTCAATCCGATCTTTTTCTTCTGTATACCCGTCGATATGTTGAGCCGAAACTCCGGCCAACCTGAACATTTCAACCAAATATTTTGAATGCTTAATCGATGGCGAGAAAGCGATTGTTTGAGAGTTCTCCCCATGCTCTAACCAGTTACGAATAATATCGCCAGTGAGTTGCTGGTCTTCTTCTGTCGCTCGGGCCAGCTCGTTTGGATCGTAGTCACTGCCGCCCGTAGCAAGAGCTTTGGCTTTTATGCCTTTCGTGTCGACTTTTGCTCCGCCGTAATAATGAACCGGCGCGAGATAACCTTTTTCCAAAAGTTCCGCGGCCGTGATTGGTACGACCAGATCATCCCAATATTTTTTGAGTCCTTTAGAATACGGAGTCGCGCTCAACCCTACAAATTTCACGTTGGTATATCGTTCCATCAGCGCGATAACTGTCTTCCACGGCGTATGAGCTTCGTCAACGATAGCGAAATCAAACTCTGGCGGTCGCCTTCGTCTGGCGATTGTTTGAATTGATGCGATCTGAACCGGCTTTGTGGGATCTGTCATCCAGTGATCGGCTTGAATAACTCCGTAGTCCAGCCCCATCGCGGAAAAAGCGTCCATCGTCTGCTGAACCAGCTTAACCCGATCCGCGAGAAAGATTACTCGCTTGCCGCGTTCTGCCGCGCATTTCATCATATAAGCGGCCGTTACTGTCTTGCCGAAGGAACAGCAAGCCGCGAGCATTACCGTTCTGTTTCCGCGTGCGAAAGAGTCGCGGATCATTTGAACAGATTTTTCCTGGTGACTTCTCAGTTGCATCTTTTTGGCCTCCCGACCGAACATTTCTGTTAACTTTTTAAACGACGCGCACGCCCCGTCTTTTTCTCCCATAGAGGTCAGCCGCTATATCCTACAACTGGACCCTACGTTCGCCGAAGCGAATGGCATAAGCCATGATACTCAATATCCCGATCCACAATGGTGAATCGACTCCCCGTTCCTTTCGGAACTGCGGCATTTGGATAAAATCTCTCACACTCTGCCGAGTTATCTCTATGGTCGCGAGCCGTCAGACGGGAAGGACGGGCATCGCATTAGTGAGTGTTCGATCGTCGCCTTTCGGCCGCTGTTTAAAGCCCCAGCTCGGCATTTTCAGAGTTTCGGTCTGAGTTACACACCGACTAGCATTTCGCCAGTTTTTTGACGGGTTCGTTCTTTGCGGGATTCTTGCGTAATGTACTGCCAAATGGGATAATTCCAATTATCGGAACCCGATAGGCTAATCCTTGATAGTACATCGGCCAGAGTCCCTATTACTCGCCCGACTGGTTACAGTTTAATCTGTATTCCATAGAAAAGCCAGAGACCTCCCGCTCTGGCTTTTTTTATGGCTTATATTTATAAGCCAACAATTTAATCAAATGCTCTCGATTTTCTTTACTGTCAGATCGCAATCTTCTGAGCCGAACTTTTTCGTTGCGAGACTCAAACCATTGTTCCGGTAGGTGAGAACCTTCGGTAACGGCCCCATCTTTGATGAATTTGATTTTTCCGCCGCTTGCCAGGAATTTATCTGTATCTTTTTTGATGATTTCCCGAAGTTCGTCCTTGTCTGCTTTGTGATTCATTCTATAAACCTCTCGCGATAAATGGCTTCTTCAAATCTCTCGCACTCTTCGCAAAACCAGCCGATCCGATATGGTTGATACGTCTGATCTGTTGTTCGGTAATTGTACCCGATCACTTGATTCGCAACCGATCCACATAAACAATTTTTGCTTGTTAGGTCATCGGAAGAGTCTTTCATAAAGTTTAGCTCTTTTTGTGAATATTTTCTTAACTCGATCAAGATACTCGGCATCGAATTTTCTTGGCGAGTTGTCTGCTTCTAATCGCTGTATTCTATCCAGACCGATCCGATCGATCAATCCGTTTCTGTAGCCAATTACATTTCCCGATTGATAGCGATTGCAATAGGCTAGTTGGCTGTGGCAATTAAAAAGATTAAATTTTAGGTTCGGCGCAGAACCCCGCGACCGATAATGCCCAGCGTCGACCGCCCCGCCATGCTTCAGATCTCCCTGAGAGCGCCCACAACAAACGCATGGCTTTCCGGCATCTCTTATCCTTACAAATCGGTTAAACGCCTTCTGAGCGTCCTTTGTTCGCTCTGAGTTGGTTTTCAAGCCTTCTTTTCTCTTTTTTGTTTCTTTTCGCTTTTCTCGGCTTACCATTTTTTGAGCGGCCGCCGATCTTGAGTATTCAACCAGATGCTCTATACAACAAAAAGCCCTCAAACTGCCAATAATTGCCGACTCTGCTTCAATCTTTTTTCTACAAAGAGAGCATCGCCGCGTTCTCATTTTTTGATATCAAGATGATCGCAATACGGCTTGATATATCTGCGCCAGAACTCCAACTGAACGGCTATCAGCTCGTTATAAGTCTCTTTGACGATCTTTTGATCGCAATTCGCCAATCCTTCTCGAAGTTGATCTTCGGCTTTATGCACTGGATCCCATAAGTTAACAGTCATCACTGCCTCCTTGTTTCGACAAAATAAATTCTAATCTTTCTAATTCTGATAAATCTTTAACATACGCAAAAGTCGCGTCGACTCGCTCGATATGCGTTTCGGTTTTTTGTCCGGCAATTACTGAATGACCAATAGATTCCCAGAAATCTTCTTTCTCGGAAAATCCGAGCAAATATATATCGTGATCATTGCAATACGCAAAAACATACAAATCACATTTTTGATTCTTTTGTGAATCAGGAATTCGAACCATATAATTCGACTTTGGAACTCCATGCGTTTTTTTGGTCTTTACATCAATGCGATAGTCGCCGATTAAAAAATCGTAATTTTTCGAGTCATCGGCGCAATATTCGAAATCAATGCCGAGATCGGTCAACCATCGACCAAATGCCATCTCTCCCAGCGTTCCAGTTATCTGCCCAGATCCTTTGGCTAATATCGTTCGAGAATTAAACGCTTCGCCCGTATGCTTGAGATGAGCGTAATTAAGCCAGTTTATTCTAATTACATATTTAATCATTTCTTGATGGCCATTTTGGAAGCTCAACGCCTTTCGTCTGAGCCAAATGTCGACAAATAGTTTCGTGAATCTCGATATACTCTGCCCGTTTTGCGTCCTTCGTCGACTCTTCGCCAGTCATTAGTCGCTGAATTGGTCGCCAAAGATGGTCCTTCGCTGATTGCAAAGTCCACGGAATATCGACTTCTGGTTTCAGAACCTTTTTCATATCCAGCCCTTTTTCATTTAAGAGTCCGGCGACTTGCCCCAGCCATAAATGAAGCGCATTATTTTGAGCGATTGTTCTTGGTTTTTCCGTCGAGTATTGGATCTCGATATGACCGTGTTTCTCAAACAGCTCTTCTACGCGAGCAATAAATTGATTTTTAGCTTCTTCGTTTTTTATCGTCCATCCGATCATTTAAAATTCTCCCGTAAAATCTGCAAAATCTTTTCCTAAAACTTCCGGTACATGGACCGCGCATTCAACCCTTTGATGAAGTCTACGGGCCAAATTATAAGCAACGCATTGGCCAGTAAAAGATCGATCTGCGTCGGCGAATATATGTAAGGTTGAGACCTGATTCGGCGGCTCGAATTTTTCAAGCATTCCCGCAGTTGCCGCCGCCCAGCATGGAATCTCGAAGTTTCTCATAACAGCGAGCGCCGTCTCGATTCCTTCAGCAATCGCCATCTCTGGATAAACGCCGGTTAATCGAATCGCTCCTCCCGTCATCGTTCTGGATGGCGGCATAATCTTCTTCGGCGAGCTTACTTCCGCTTTCTGGCCGTCTGGCGTTAAATAGGTGATATGAATCGTCGCTGGTAATCCGTCTTTGTCAGAGAAGACGCCAACCATCGCCGGAAACTTTCCGAGCGACTTTCCGTCTTCCCAGTATTCCAGAGCTGGATGAAATCCGAGTTTTCGAGAATTTGATAATCGTCGATTCCTAAGATATAGAATCTTCGCGTTGATTTGCGATTCGTAATCAAGCCCGCTTCTGATTTCTTGAAGTCTTTTTTTATTCCTGGAGAGATCTTTCGGTTTGGCTTTTTGCGGTTTGATTCCGCCTACCATCTCTTTAATTTCTGCCGCCACTGCCGATTTGCTCATCCCAGTGATCTCTGCGGCAAGATCCCAGCCGCTTCCGTTCCCGCATTGATTGCAGAAATATTTGCCGTCGCCATTGTGATCGGTAAATCGAAAACGGTCCTTACCGCCGCACATTGGGCAAGGACAATGCTTGCCATTAAGAATCGAATTATCAACGCCGAGTCTTTGCAAAATTTCCGCCCATCGATTTCGAGACATTTGCATCAAATCATTCATGGTACAAATCCAAGAAATCGGCCAAGCTCAATCCAAAAACATTGGCAATCTGAACAGCTTTCGACAACTTGATATCTTCGCTCTTCTGCCATCGACTCACCTGTTGCGGAGCAACTCCAACCTCTCGCGCAATATCTGAAAGTCTGGTGTGTGAGCTTGACTGAGCTTTGCGAATAGCTTTGCCAAAATCGATTTTTTCTGACATATTGGTTGTGCTCATTTTATACTTTCTCCCCGAAGTAAAGTGTAGTTTACCCGATGCGGATTTATTCAGAGCCGCATCGGGTTTTTTTATGGGTAATTTGTAAAAAAATTTACTAAGCAACTAGATGCTCGCGTAAATAATCTTTATTTTTACCGATTAAAAAGGAATATCCTCATCGAATTTTGTTCCAATATTTTCGCTTTTTTGTTCTTTTTTAGCAACAATTTGGCTATCTTTACTTTTTAGCTTCAGATCAAACGCTGGCGACCTTTCGTGCGTCGAAGTATTCCGAAAAACATTCACGAAATATTTTTGCCCGTCGATCTCGCAATCGCCCGATAAAACCATATCTTTATCGTGCCGCTGTTCGTGCTTCCATAAAGCACCTTTTAAATTATTGTCATATTCGCTCATTGATTATTCCCCTGTAAATTAATTACCATTTGATTTATAGACTCAACCGCATCGAAAACCAGAGCTTCCAGCTCCCCGATGAAATCTTCGTCCCGTTCAACGCGAATAAGAAGCGGCTTGATGTTTTCCGCATAACACAAAAAATCACACCATTTTTTATTCGTGATCCATAATTGCCCCTGAACTTGGGCAACGTATTCGATAGGCATTCGTTCTTTTTTATTAAACTCTCGCCAATATTTAACCATTGTATGCGGCTGTGGGCATTTGATCTCCAGAATTCCGTCAGTTCCATCGATCAAACCGTCTGGAGATGCTCCGGCTTCGATACTGTCGTGCAAACAAAGACCAACTTCCGAGACTTTGCAATCATACATAAACTCGTAATATTCCCGAGCTTTGGGTTCGGTATCGATCCCATATTGCATCGCCGCAGATACCGGAATGAACTTGCTCTGACCGGTCAGCTTCTCCGCAACCAGCTCGTCGACATAACTGTCTGCGGATGCCGCACGTTTGCCGGTCGATGTTATGATCCGGCCAAAAGAGCTGGCCGTTGGTACACCTATGCGCGCTTCGTACCATGCATCAGTGCGTTGTTCGTGATTTAATACTCTCATCTTCTTTTCCCCTGTATTTCGATTGAATATGTTTGCAAATATCGACGAAATGATCTTGCCAAAATTCCGACCAGTTGGCCGTGAAAAAGGTTGTTAGAACTGCCAGCCTTTTAACGATTTCTTCGTCGTTGTTTCCAGCAAGAGACAAATCTTCTTGCATTGCGTCCAAAGCATTTTGAAAAATCTTGTAATCTGCTTTGTCGTCTTCGCTCATTTTGATTTCTCTTTCAAATCAGATTTAGCCATTTCTTTTTCTTGCTCGGATTTTTTTATCTCCAGTTTTTCAATTGCAACTTTTGAATTGGCGACAGTAAGATCAGAAATCGAATCGACTTTAAAATAACTTAAAAATATTTTTTCGTCGGATTTGGTGAGTTCCATCAAATCGTTAATTTTCTTTAATTCATCGATTCCGATTTTTTGGTTTTCTTGAGCTTGAGCTTGCTTTTCTTTTTCTGCTTCTTTATCGCTCGCGTCCGTGTGAATATCTTCTCCGGCATATATATGATGGCCAAGCCCAAACATCGCCAAGCATTTAACCAAGCATCTCATTTTCGCTGTGTTCATTTGAAAAGAATTTGGATTCGAAATGGCTTTGTTTTTGTAGTCCATAACTGGCAACCACATTTGCCGAGAAAGTTGTCCAATGCTTACAGTACAAAAAACCATCACCGAACCATCCGGCATAATGTCCGGATCTTGAAAAGAATATTCAGCATGGGGATAGTGTTCCATCAAAACACCCCAAGCCCAAGCCCACGAAAGAAAGTTCAAGTCTCCTTTCTTTTCAATTTTTTCGCTAACATCGGTCTGGCTTAATTCTTGCCAAACTTCCGTAAAAGTAACTTGTTTACTGGTCATAATAGTATCTCCCGTTAAATCCGCGAAATGCGAATCTTAGGTCCGATTATACTAAAATGAGATTAAATAACAACCAAATGGATGAAAGGTTTGTATCAATACGTCCAGATGTTGGGTCTCGGTGCATGAACGTCCGAATCTGTTGCAATGTCGAGATGAATGAATCTTCCCGATCCTTTCTGATTTACGCCGATGCCGGTGAAAAGGCCAGAGTTCATGGCGATTTTAAGAAGATGAATTGCTTCTTCCCGATTGACTCCAATATCGACTGCCATTCCGAGAGCGTGAGATCCGACAAAATCCTTCTTGGCTTCTGCCGGATGAATCGGACATCTGTATCCACTGGTGATGACAAAAGGAAAGTCGCACATTGTTCGAAGTGCTTGAACAGCATCGAGCAACTCGTCGGAAATCTCTCGCCCCGACGAATCGCATTTGCCGCACTTACAACGAAACTCTGCTCGCGTAAAATTTCTGTAAGCTAATTTAGCCAGCATTGATAAACTTCGTCACTGCCGCTTCGATATGGTTGTCAACGAAATCGTCGGCTTTCTCGATTGCTTCGTCGGCAATGTCGGCATATTTTGCCGCAGTTAAAACCGCTTCTTTTACTGCCGCAAATTTGTCTGATCCTTTTCCGGCTTCTGGCATCTGCTCTTCCGCCTGAATAACCAGATCTTTAATTGATGCGATCAAGAAAAGAACAAATCGCGCTATTTCGAACGCTAGTTTAATTTTTCCCATTTTACTTTCTCCGTTTTGGTTGTTTAGAAAATTGCTTTCCCTTCTTTAAGTCGGCACGTTTTTTTCGAGTCGTAGCCGCGTACTCTTTGTCACTCATTGCATCTCGTTTTTTCTTTGGGAGATAACGCTCGCCAGTTGCTTTCTTTCCCTGCGTCGACGGCTTTCCCGATTTAGTTCCCCAATCCTCTTTTGTCCATTTCGTAAGAGATTTTTGAGTCGCAGTCTTTGGCGATTTATATCCGCCTCCGGCCTTCTTGTATTCCAAAGCAAGCAACTGAGCTTTCCTGGCGCTCCACTGACCAGATTTTCCGCCTTTAGAACTGGCCATAACTTTATTTTTGAGTCGCTCTCGGAGCTTTGGCTTGTCATAAGTCGCCATTATTTTTTCTTCTTTGGCTTAATTTTTTTAATTTGTTTTGCTGGTTTCTTGTATTTATAAGATCCTTTTGATTTCATCATTTATTCTCCAAATTTCATATAAACGCCAGCGGCCAAAAGTGCCAAAAAAGCCATTGTAAAAAACCGAGCGACTGTCTGCCCGATTGTTTTTTTAGTATCGCGCCACGCTTCCAGCAACGACCTGATTTCTCTCATGTCGTCATAAGCGTCTTCGTCGCATAATCCAATATCCTTCAACGCTTCTTTTGCTCCGCGCTTTGCGGCTCTATCAATCAGTATTTCAATCTCTGAGTCATTCATCATACTGCTCGCCAGTATTTATTGGAACAATCCGCAATCCAGTCTTCGACGGTTTTTCTGTCGAAATAGCCGGATCATACGCTTCAATAATTCCCATAATTTCCATAATTTCATCGGGAGAATAAGCTCCGGCGCTGTAGTAAATAATCGACAAAATTATTTCTGTCGCGTCGTACTTCACCACTTTACTCGATCAGCCCAATAAGCGCCCGACATCTTGCCCTTTCGGATGTTTTTGGCGTGCCGAGCTTTGAACGATGCTCTTCTAGCTTTGTTCTCTTTGCTCTCGTTCTTTTTGGCGGGAGAGCCTTTGACTCCCTGCTGGCCAAATCTAATCAATTTAACATCGTCCCCATCTTTGGCGAGAACAATATGGCTTTTTTTCGAGTGTGATGGCGTCTTCTTTGGCTTGTTATACCCAGATAACCCGTATTTCGTCAGTCTTGGATCTTTTGCCATAAATAACCATCCTTTTAATGCAATTTTATCACATTAATTGTAAAAATTAATTTAGATTTCGTGGTCTGGATCATAATCTTCGCCCAAAATTTCGTATTCGTGCCGGATTGCTATACCGCCAGATCTGCGATAAACGATTTGGTTCATTATGCTTGGCGACTTATAACCCTTCGATGCGTGCCATCCATCCGCTGGAGCGAGTGTTCCGAATCTTTCGATTATTACTGAATTATCAAACTGCTCTGCCAGTTTCGAGTGAAAGTGTCCGAGAATAAAATATCGGTGAGTTGTCTTCGACCAGACTTTTAAACGCGGAAGCATATCAGCGAGCCTTCTGCTTGGAGCTTTGTCGCCGTGAGTGACTGCAAGCAAATTGTTTCCGAAAGTCAGATAATGGAAAAAACCATGCGGTTCTAATATTGTGACTCTTGGCTCTTTTGAGTAATAAAAGCTCAATATCATCGCCACGGCGATCGCTGTATCAGAATCGTGATTTCCGCGTGCCATTACTACGGATATTTTTCCATGTTTCTCCATCATCCGAGTAACTGCGTATATAATTGTTTGAGCGGCAATTCTCATTACTTTTTCGATACGAGTATCAACATCGAGCGGCGTCAGGTTGGCCGTTGTGTTTTTGTGGGAGTTTGCGTGCATGAAGTCGCCAACGTTTATTAGAAGAGCTTCTTCGGCCTCTGGAGCGGCATCAACGAGATAATCGATTGCTTCAATAATTTCAGCAGAAGCGATCTTTGAATCAAAGTTTCTTTCTCTCGTTTCTGAAGCATCTCCGCGCATTCCAAGATGAGCGTCGCCAATAATAATCGATGGAAGAAGATCTTTTGATTTTCCTTTCTTCGATTTTTGCGGAGTTTTCTTGACTGGCACGATTTGAGTTGAAAGCTCTTCGACGAACGCCTTAATTGCGCTTTGTTTTTCAGCAGTTTCTAGCTTTCGCTTGGTTTTAAGCCAAGCCCGATTCCCGCTATCATCTTCGAGATATATTGATCGCCCAATAACATACTCGCCTTCAGGAACGTGATCGGTTGCGTCCCAGGAATCTGACCAGCCAGAAGCGGATGCCGCACCTTTTACTGTTGCTACTATATTCCTAACAGTTCCGTGAGTAATCCCAAGGACTTCAGATGCTTTTATAGAATTTTTTCCGCACTCTTCCCAAGCTCCGACAACTTCCGCCTGTCGCTCGGTTTTTGCGAAATCTACCAGCTTGCTCACTTATCTTTCTCTCTGAACGCCTTTGAGTTTCTCGGCGGTTCTCATTCCGCCCAAACCCAGCATTCCCAGAAGAACCGGCATCATTGTTTCCATTTCAATCAGATCGAGCTGAATTCCCATCTGAGCAAAATCCAGCCCCAGATTGATAAATGGTATTAAGATGAAGTTCAACAACATGGCGAGTGAACAAACCCATCCGATCGATGGACGCCAGCCAGCTATAAAAAGAGACTGATGAGCGGCTTCCACTTTGTTAACTTCTATCTGAGCGAGAGCTTGCTCGTTGGCTTGCTTCTCTGCCAGTGTTGCAATCTCGTGAGCTAGTGCCGCTTTTTGATCTTTATCCTGTACGAACTTGCCAATAATTGACTCTACTGGTCCTGCTAAAGAAGAAATGAGTGATAGCATGATTCTGTCCTATATATTTGTAAAAATAAAATTTAATAGATACGCTAAAATGCCTAACCCTGCGCTAATCGCTATCCCTGCGAAAATTAAATCTTTTATAAACTTTTGTTTTTTTGCCGCTTCTCTTGCGACTTGTAACCGTCGCGCTCTTTCAACTTGTCTAATTCGAAGCATTTTTGAATATAAAGCCTGACCGCCTCTCTCTCGCCAAAATAGTTCTTTGACTTTTTCTTCGAGTTCTTTTGCTTTTTTTTCTGCTCTAACAACCTCAAAGGCATAGGCTTCTACGCTTCCCTGATTAAAAAGTTTATTGGCGGCAGATGGGTTTTTTGCTTTGGCGGCGGCAACATCGAGATCATTTTTGGCACTAAAAAACGAAGATATAGGTTTCGCCATATCCTCAATATCGAAACCCAAACCTTCAAGTTCTTTTTTTCGCTCAATGCCGACTTTGAGAAGTTTGTAAGCACGATCAGCGGCGGCAACGGCTAAAGAGATTTCAATCATCGCGTTGCCTTATTGCCCTTACTCTGGATCTCGCGGATCAACCCAACCGTCAACGAGTGAGAACGTTCCATCTTCTGCACAAGTGTATTTGCAACCAAACCAATCATCAGGTTCAGTAACGCCTGTGATCAGTGTTGCATTGTTACGGTTTAAATCGCCAATAACAAAATCTAAGTTATTGGTATCGCCCATCTCAATTTTATCATCTAGCATTCGTACTTCGTAATCATCTGCAACAAGATATTTGGAAGTGTTAGTTTCGTTATCAATAATCGTTTT